TTTCATTATCCATCTTGTTGGTCGAGAAAACTGTGCCTGTGTAGTAAGTGGTTTTAAAAAATCTACCATATAACCTATTGCGTCATTCATGTGATCAAAGCCATCTTCCTTATCAGGAATATTAGTATTCTCCTTGTATATTTGTCTTTGTAATCCTTTTACAATAGTTTTGCAAGTTTTGGAAACAAAAATATGCCTATTACCGTTAGAATCTTTCAGTTTGCTATTTACAGCGTTTATCCTATCTCTGATTGCTGGGTGTTTTAATTTACATTTAACTTTGAAACCAGCGTTTTGTAAGATACTTAAATCTGTCTTACCACCAGCAGAAGTTTTTCGTTGTCTTGAAGCTGGGTCAGGATAAATAAAAATAGGCATTCTAGTTCCATATCTATTTCTAATTTCTTCACACATCTCATCTGTATTACTTCCATAAATAATAACTTCATCTAAAATATAAATTCTATCTTTTTCAATTTGGCTAACACAAGCTGACATTGGAGATACGTTAAAGTCCATTCCTATATGTAATGATTTTGTCCAATCAATAGATTTTTCAATAACAGATTCAACAGGATGAAAATTGTAATAAATACTTCCAGCATAGTTCTCAAATGTACCCTCAAATTCTTGTCTAAATGTTCTTTGGTCTAAGTCTAATCTTGCTTGTTGGATTTCTGAATCATTTACCATTCCACCCTCTAATGTAGTAAATTGAAAACTATTCCATTCTTTATCTTGCTTACCTTTTAGGTACATTTCATACGACCAATTACCATATCCTTTAGGCGTACCACACATCAGAACATGACCCATAGTGTCAGCTACAGACGCTCTCAAGACTTCAAACCAAGTTCGTTTATCAATATCAGCAAATTCGTCTAAAATTAAAAAGTCCAACCCTGTTCCACGAAGTGAATCATAATTATCAGCCCCTTTAAGAGATATTTTACTATGAGATTTTTTAACTGTAATAGTCATAGTAGTTTCATTAATGTCTTCAATCCAATTAAATTGATTTAGCATTTCTTTTAAACTAGACCATGCTATTTCTTTGGCCATCTTAAATGTAGGTGCTACATACCAAATTTTCTTATTCGGTTGAGAGGCATACTTCATCATCTCAGTAATACATAAATAAGTTTTACCAAATCTACGACCTGATATTAAAACTCTAAACCTACTACTATTTGATGATACTTTAAGCTGGGGTTTTGTCAGAGTGATTTTCATTACAAAAGTAAGATATGTATAATTTGTCTTCCTCGAATTTTTCTTTGTATTGGTTTGTTGTTTTAATTGTTACCATAGCACCAGCTTTAGTGCAATCTGTCCATGTGTTAAACTTTACAGGATGAACAGCCGGTGTATTACAGAATCCTGTTATTGCTGAGCAAATTGTATAAGCTAAAACAAATTTCATTATTCAAGTATAAGTTTTTTAATTGATTTTGCACCTAAATAAATTTCTGTTTCAGCTTTGCTTTTGATACATTGATATTCTACATTTGAACCTGTGTTAGTTCGCATAGCAATTCTTTTACCTTTTAAACAATTACTCATAGATTCTTGTATTCTATGTTCTTTTATTTCCCCATTAACTATCATTAATAATGCTATTACTACTTCAGTCATGGCTATTACCATTTGTAAAATCTCTTTGCTTATCTTTCAGTTTTTCTACATCATCTAAAAGTTTTTCTACTTGTTTTTGTAAAAATTCAATATTAACTTTATTGTGCATACCTGATTCTTGTTGAGTTTGTAGCTTTTCAACTTGTTTATACAAATCTTCAATTAACATAAACTGTTCTGAATCTGCTGGTAAAGAACCTAATTGTCCTCTTGGCCACTTAATTCTAAAATTTGTATTTTCAATTAAATCCTTTTCCATTAATTCTAGTCTGGTTGATATTTTATTTTGTGTTTCTATCACTCCAAAATATGCCCATGTTCCTATAGCTACCATACATATTAAAGAGGCAACTGTCTTCATAGGCATTGATACTTTTGCTTCTTCTGAAATTGTTAATGGTTTAGTCACATTGGCCTCACACATAAAGTTAGAAATACAAAACCTAAAATTAACATTCCTGTAAAGTAATAGTTCATTGTCCTACCCATAATTATTTCTTTTTTTTTTTTTTTGTTAATGATTTAGCAAGACCATCACAAAATTTATCGATAGCTGTTAAAAATTTAATTATATATTTATCTATCATTTCCAACTCCTTATTGCCCAATACACAGGAGCTAAATTCTTTTGACCTCTAACTTTTTTAAGAGTTGCTCCATGTCTAGCTAAAAATGATTTTCTTCTTGCTGGTATGTTCTTTTTGATCTTCATTGACGGGTCGCCAAATCTTACTACTTGAACTCTACCTGAACGCTTGTTCTTAACATAAACACCAAACTTTTTTGATTTGCCTGGTGTTCTAAAAGGTTTGTTTAACCTAACTGTACGTCCTTTGAATTTAGCCATACAAGACTAAATATCATACTAGACCATACATTTCTAATAGTTTTTTTATTTTTGAAAATAGTTTAAGAAGATTATCTCTTTGTTCTTTGACTAATTTAAGTTCAGATTTAAGTTGTTCTATTTGTTTATTTGCCTTGTCCACGATATTTTGATTTTGATTGTCTTCGTTTATGTTTGTTCATTGTTGAAGTTATAGGTCGTCTTCCGATAGAAGTTCCTTTCTCAGTCTTAGTATATTCAACAACTGCTCCAAAAATGTTACCTTTCTTCTTTGACATCTTCTACTTGTGCTTCAATAATTAATGGTAATGGTTCATTTATATTCTCATTAACAGTTCTATCTTTCATTCCTAAGTAGTTTTTACTTAACCATATCTGCATTGGTGTATTGTCTTTCTTAATAGCCTTATCAAACATCTTCTTCCTTAAACTAGCTTTGCCTTTTTCTCTATTCTGGTCAATAATTTCGGCATAATTACGCCTTAATGTTCTAGCTGATACACCCATAACAGATGCACATTCTTCTATAGTACAACCAATAGATGCTAAGTTTCCTAGTATTTTTTCATCTACTTCTTTTTTAGGTCTTCCAATAGTTATTAGTTCTTTACTGTTACTTTTGTCCATTTTTAGCCTCTACAATTAAATACTCAAATGCTTCTGCATCATTCTTATAATCAGTTTGTTCAGCACACCACTTGACCCAATCTTGCCACATTTGATATACTTGTTCGTCAATTTTTATTGTTAATGTCTTTGTACCATCAGATTCTTTAGGGTCTTTTTGAGTAGGTTCTTCCCAATCAAAATTACCAAAATTAACTAAGTTATCTATCTCATCTGGTGTATCTGGTAATATGTCTTTTAAGGTATCTGTATCTATATCTGGTAGTACATCATTCTTAATTAGATCACTAAATGCTTTTAAGTCATCATCAAACCATACATGATTTCTTCGTCTAGCAATAATAATGGCTTTTGACTTCGGAATATCTCCAAAGTTTTCAACCTGAATTTGTTGCCATCCTATTCTTTTTAATGCTTCTAATCTATGGTTTCCATCTATAACCTCATACTTATCATTTAGTTTTCTTACTGCTAATATACCCGCAGAATCGTCATATTTAATAGATTTAATTAATTTGTTTATTTGTTCTTCAGTTCCATCTGTTTTATAGTTCCATTCAGCTTTCACTAAATTATCTACATTCATGGTTTCTACTTTGTTCATTCTTGGCTCCCAGCATATTTTTTGTATTCCTGAAGTTTTAGGTAAGCCTCCCAATAGAATACATTTGTTGATTTACTTGAATCTTTAAATTCTTCAATTTTATTCTCTTTTAGTTTGTTTATATCGACTTTTTCCATATTTGGCAAAGCCTTGGATCTAAAACTATTAAATCTACTACCTGAAAACCAACTTGTGCTATCACAACTATAACAATATTGAAATTCTTTCATCATTTTTAACTCTGTGCAACCTAACAAATGAACTTTCTTTCCTTTTGAAGTAGCCTTTTGACTTATGTATCTTGTTATCTTTAATCTTTCAGCATTAGATACATTAAATCTTAATTCAGGAACTGACACAGCAATATAATCTGAATAATCAATTAACTCATCTGGGTTTTCATCTTCTAAGTGATAAACATTTATAATTGGAACATTTACTTGAGTCTTAAATTTTTTTCTCATTTCCCATGCAAATTCAGGAGATATTTTCTTTTGAACATCACATTCTACGATTGAATGTTTATATCCTGTCTTGTTAACAAAATTAGCATAATCATCTTGCCATTCAATAATCATTTGTTCTGTTAATACTGTGTGTGATTTAGCACCAAACATTAATGTGAATAAACCTGAGTCTATAATAGTATGATTATAACTATTAAGACACTTAATAAAATTAATAGCATGTTGGTCTTTGTATCTTCTTATTTGATAAAAACTTCCAAGAACATAATTAACACCAGCTTTTTTTAAAGGCTTAGACATTCCTACATCTTCATGCCCAGCAAAGTGTACTTTCATTAGTATTTTCTTTTTTTCTTACCTTTTTTATGTGCTGAATTTTTCATTAATCTTCCATCTGGCATATAGTGATAACCTTTAGGAGCTTTTTTTCTTTTTTTAGCCATATTTAGTTCTTAACTCTTTTCTCTTTTTTAAGCAAGTCTAAAAACACGCATAAAATTAAGTTGCTCTTTCTCTACCAAAGTATCAAGACCTACTGTTTATGCAGTTCTGCTAATTCTCTCTTTTTTACAGCACTCGCATAGTTAGTGTATTTGCTTATTCTCCCTAAAGTTACAGCACTTGCATAAATAGTGAGTTCTGTAAATTCTCTCTTTCTCTCTACCACTTAACATATCGCATAAAAACAATAGTTGTGATGTTCTCTTGATTCTCTACCAAACAATAATATCGCATAAAACCTTTTTGCTCTTTTTATCCCTTTTTATCAAGACACACATAGTTAGTGGTGTTGCTCTTTCTCTTGAAGTTAAGCAAAATAGCATAAAACGTAGATGCTTGTAGTTCTCCCTTTATCAAGACCAACAAAAGAATTTGCATGAATAGTGGTTGCTCTTTTTTATCCTTTTTTTCAAGCAACTGCATAAAATGTAATTTTTATGTTTGCTTGGTTCTCTCTTGGACATCTTAACCAATCTAAAAACACGCATAAAATTAGTTTGCTTAACTTTACCCTTTAAGAGCAAGACTGCATAAAACGTAGGTGCTCTTTTTTTGGTTTCCAAAAGGGCAATCGCATAAATAGTAGAGTTGCTTATTTAGGGATAAAGTCCAGCACAACTAAATATCGCATAAAATTAAAAGTCCTGATGCTTAACCTTTTGTCCAGCATTATAAAATTTGCGTAAAATTAAACTTGGTATTGATAAACCACAGAACCGTTTTCGTTGTCCTCAAAAACAGAGCATCTTTCTAAATCATATTCTTGAACTAATTCTTTTGCTATCATTTCACATGACATATTTCCAAATTTACAACATTCGCCATCAGCATACTTATCATGCAAATAATCTAAAATTTCTCTTTTGAACCTAATAAACTCTACGTCTCTATCATCGTGATTAACTTTTTTTTCACATTCTATATGGAAGATATGTCTATGTGGATCTTTTAAAAACTTAACATCTTCAAATGGACATTTTGACCATTGATGAATACCCTCTACTTGTAATCTACAAACTATAGTTGTTTTCATTTGCAAAGATTATGAAATTCGTTTTTTACTTCTGCTGATTTGAATAAACCTCTAATTGCTGAAGTTATCATTGTAGAATTTTTCTTTTGCACACCTCTACAAACCATACAAAAATGTTTAGCTTCTATTATAACCCCAGCTCCTAATGGATTCATAACATTCATTATTCCATCTGCTATCTGATTAGTTAATCTTTCTTGTATTTGTAATCTTCTTGCATACACTTCTAACAATCTTGATAATTTAGATAATCCAACTACATTTGATCTTGGAATATATGCAATATGTGCTTTTCCAAAAAATGGTAACATATGATGTTCGCAAGTAGAATAAAATTCAATATCTTTACTAATAATCATTTCATCACAAGCAACACTAAAATTAGTTTTTAAAACTTCTTCAGGTTTTTGATTGTATCCGCCATATAAAGTTTTCCATGACTTAACTACTCTTTTAGGTGTATCTAATAAACCCTCTCTAGTAGGATTATCTCCTAAATGTTCAATCATTTTAGCAACAGTATGTTCAGCGTCTTCTTCTGCTTCTTCCCACGGAAACACAATATAGCCATCATATTTAGTTCCAACTTGTTTATCTACTACTGTTATAAACCTAGCTTTTGGAAAGTTTTCAGTATGAAGTTTTTTAGTTCTACCACTATCAACAATATCATCTACAATAACAGTTGCTTCATTTGGATCATGTGTTTTTTTACATTCTAAAAAATTAGAAACAATCATTCCACCTTTTGGAATCCCAAAAACTATATCATCTGTTGTTATTTTGTCTTGGACAGGAATGAGAAGTTCAAAGAAATCATTCCAAGTTAGATATTTTTTAATCATTAATATATATTGCTGAATTTCCTGAATGTTCTCTTACTTCAACTGACATTAACTTAACTCTTTCATTACTATTAACTTCTATAGTAGTCGCAATTTGTTTGCAAATATATTCTGCAAATTTTTCACAACCAACATGAGGAATAATTCTAAGTTGTATTAAACCTTTTTCTTCTAATTCTTTAAATGTTTCTAGTTCTGGGTCATCTTCTGCTACTACAGTTTTATGATCAAAAGTTTCTTCTAAAAATTCTTTAACAAATTTAAGATCGCCAAAGTCATAAACCCAATTTCTATCGTTTAGCATACCTTTAAAATTTAATCTTACTGATAAAGCATATCCATGAATATATTTACAATGACTATGTTTTGCTCTCCATTGTCGGAACGCACAAGATAATCCAATGCTGTGATTGTAAGTTTTAGTTGATATAAAGCTCATTTAACATTTATAATTTTATGAGTTTGCAAACTCAATTTATACTCTTGGTTGTCCTTTATCAAATTCAAACAGTTTTGTAAAGACTTAGAGTGTTCGTTGTATTCTGGTTGCAAATACTTATAACCTTGAAAGTTCTTCAAATGTTCTCTATAAAAATCTAATTCGTTTCCCTCTGATATAACTAACTTAAATTCATTTGCTCGTCTCCAAAAGCCATGTAATACAGGAAATTTAGGGCTAATATGTTGTTTTGGTGAAAGAGTTACAAATACATCATCTGATATAGGTTGCCAATAACTTCCTGAAGTTTCAATACTTACTTTTCTTCCTGTTTTAATTATTGCATTACATAACTCAGGTAAATTTTTATTAATAAATGGTTCGCCACCACTAATAACTACAAGATCAGATTTAAGTTCGGCTATAAGTTCTTCTATAGATTTTTTATGTTTTTTAATTTTTTTGTTATAATAATCTCCATCTGGTTCATATCCTGTATCACAAAAATAACATCCAACAGGACATCCATAAGTTCTTATAAAATCACAAGCAGTACCGGTATGATAACCCTCTCCTTGTAAAGTTTCTTGAAATGTTTCATGTATATTAATCATATTAAATTTTTTCCATCTTTATAATGCAACCTTTAGGAAACACATTGCAATCTGAAAATTCTTCTTCTTTGTTATCATATGTACTAAATGTATGAATTAACTTATTATCTTTTTTAAAAATAAATGCAAATGTTGTTTTATAAGCTGGCTTCATACCAGCCAAACCATCATAACTTCTGTGTCCAGCATCCCCTGTAATATCAACCCATGTAATTTTAAATAAATAATATTTTTTTTTATTTACTACTACACTATTGCTTTGTTTCATGTTTAGCCTCAACCAATGCTTTATAAAATTCTAATTGTGTTTTTAGTATTTTGTTTTCTAAAGACAGATTAATGAGTCTTTTTCTAAGATACTTAAATATTCTTAAAATATTTCTCATTTAAGTTTATATTTTCTTATAGCTTTTTGGATTGATTTATTAACATTTGCTTTGCCTTTTCTTTTCTTACCTATTATTTTTTTAGTGTATAAAACAGATAGCGATGTTGACGTTGCAATCATTAAAATTAAATATCCTTTTTAAGTGGTTCATCATTCTTAAATTTGTGTTTATACCATTTTTGACCATCTAGCAATATTTCAAAGTAATTACCAAAATCTCCAACTACCTTAAATTCTCTACCATCTTCTAATTTTGTTAGAAATGTGGCCTTTTTTGGGTCTAATTTAACATCCTCATCTTCAAATCTTCTTTGATTTATCCAAGTTGAAACATGAGGAATAAATGTCTTATCTTTAATTTTATCTGAAAAATAATTAAAAATTTTAGCAAGTTGTTCAGGGTCTTGATCTTTACATTCTTTTTCATATTTAACTTTAGCCATCTTTTTACTACCTCTTTTGTTGCTAAGACTTTCCCAAAAAATTTCAAACTTATTAATAATATTTTTAGGAATAGGTATAGGACTAGGTATAGGTGCCATCGATTCGGCATTAGCACCATTCCACCTTTTTGATGCTCCTCGCTTACCTGATTCACTTTTATTTAAGTAATATTTTTGTAAATATTCATGTTCTCTTAGTAATCTTTTTTGTGTCCAATATTCAGTTTTTTCACATAATCCCGTTTTGTCAAAAAATTCTACAAGAATTTGCATAACATTTTCTTTACAATTATCGTTAATACACTGACATATTCTGTAAGCAGATTCAGTTGTAAAAGGTTTGGCATTTTTAGTCCAAGCAAAACATAATAATCTTATATATATTCCAACTTTTTCATTAGATAAATGTACTGTTTCAGCAGTAAATGTATCTGTAAATAGTGGTATTGAGGGTAGTTTCATATCATCTCCTTAGCTAGTTTAAATGGTTTTTCATATTCTTCTTTGTATAATGTTTTATAAACATTCTCTAAAAGTTCTAATTCTGTACCCATTTGTTCTACAAATGTTTTCTTACTTCCATGAATACTAAACTTTCCTGTGTGATGATCCATACATAACGGAATTACACACCAATCAGAACTTCTTCTTCCTATTCCTGTGTTAACTCTAATGTGATGTAATTGTGGAGGTCGGTTACAAACTAAACAACCTAATTCAGCGACACGATTAAGATGATCTTTTAAAATTTTAGACTTATATCTTGCCATACGATCGCTTTTCTTCCATATTGAGTTGTAACTCTCTTTCCACTATCTTCTATAAAGTTCAACACTTGTAACTCTCTTACTCTTGCACACACACTTGATAAAACCATATCTAGTTCATATGCTATTTGTTCATTAGAACTTGGTTGTGTTTTTATAAAGTCGTGTACTTTCTCTCTTAATGTTTTAACTTTTGGTTGTTGTTTTTCATAAGCGTGTTTTGATGTTTCTGTATTGTTATGTGCTTTATAATTAAATAAATCATAATTGCTCATTAACTAACTCCAAGTTTCATTTCTGTTTGTTTAAACGATATAGCTATTTTGTAATTATCATATTCATATCTTGCTTGGATTAATAGTTTTTCTGCGTGAGCATAACTTTTAACTACATCTTGATACTCTTTATCTAACATAGCTTCATGTTCAGCTTCAGCATTTGTTTTAACAAACTTTTTGTGTTTGAGTACACATTTTGAAAACATTGCTTTTTTTCCAGCTTCTAAAAGAATAACTTTTTCTTCTGCATTAGACCATTTGTTAGATAAATTATTAAGTTCTTCTTTAATTTGATCGCTAGTGAGTATTGTCATTTATTTTCTCCTTTTCTATTTCATCTAATCTTTGTCTCATTTTATCTATCTCGTTTTGTAATGGACTATCATTACTTTCTAACATCTTGGCAAATACTCTTACAAAATGAGTTAAGTGCATATCTCCAATGTTAAGTAATTGCATTTTAGATTTAGAATAGTAAGTTAAATTTAAGATTGAATCCATATCAGAATCAACTGCTCTTTTTTCTACTTCGCTTTGTATTCTTAGTAAGTGTTTTATTTTCATATTTATCTCCTAAGGATAGAGTAACATTTCTTCCGCTTCTCTCTCCAAGTTTGTTATTTGTTGTTTTAAGTTTTTGTTTTCTTGTTTGTATCTTTTGTTTTCTTCTTGAAGATTATGAATAATTTCTTTTAAAGTTTTGAAAGCTAATTCACTCTCATCAAGTTGTCTTGTTAGATCAAGGCTACCACGATCTTCAGTAGCCTTAATTTTTTTACTTTTATCACTCATTAGAATGGTGCATCTTCCATCGGTAAGTCATCATCCATTAAATCAGGTCTTTGATCAACTTGTTGTGGCTGATTATATGAATTACTCTGTTGGTATTGTTGTTGTTTTGGTTTGCCAATATAAAAAGTAATTTCACAATTTTCATTACCATTATATTCAGTCATCCTAACACCAATTTTAAGAGGATTTCCATTTGCTCTTTCTTGTTTAATGTCAGGACTTTTTAACCATTCCCCAAGTTTTTTTAAGAAGAACTCATCTCCATCTCCTTTAAAATCATAACTAGTTGGCTTGGCTTTGTATTTGTTTTTAAATACCTTTAAAGTTATTCCTTTAAAGTTACTTTTTTTTGCGTATTGGTTTTGCATTTGCGTTTTTCCTTTTGTTTGCGTTATATTCCTTAAGCTGATCGTTATAAAGTTCTAATGACTTATAACAATCTAATAGTCCAAGGAATGCTTTTGTGTGTAAAGGCTTATAAGATAAGATACGAGATTCAAAGTCATCATCGTTCTTAGGTAATCTAACAATGCAAAGTTTATTAATTTTTTTGCCTGTTTGTTCCTCATAAGCATACTTGTAAGCATGAAGTTGTAAGCAATAGTTATGAAATATACCATTACTTGTTTTTATATCTATTAAGATTAAATTGTTACTGCTATCAGTAGCAACTATATCTAATGTTCCACAAAAACCCTTTTCTGAATACAAGAGTTTTTCAGATTCTAATAATTTAAGTTTATTAGTTATCCAAAAGTCTTTGAACTTTTTGAAACAGTTTCCGACAATCTTATCTTCTGGTTCTATGACTTCTAATCCTTTAAGCCAATCCTCAGCAAGTTTATGAACTATCGTTCCTATTCCTAAAGTCTTTTGTTGTGTTTTTTGATTAATGGCATCAGCTTCAATCATTACATCTTCTATAACATCTAAAGGAATTTTTTTAGATACCATAGCTTGTTTAATTAATTTCTTCTGATTAAATAACTTCCAATTCCATAAACCATTGTTAGCCATCATATCTAGAACTCCAGATGTTCCTGGAACATACTGATTGTCCTTTACATACTTATGACCTGATTCGTTGAAAATTATTGTATGACCATGTTCGGTCTTATGCGTGTTGTTCGACATTTGCGTTCTCCTCTGTTTTTGCGTTTTGTATTGCGTTTTTGTTCATTGATAATACTATACCATCAAAATAATTTGTAAACTCAGAAAGATCACATTTTATCTTTTCTACAAATATCAAAATAGAATGAAAAGGCAATCTGTTTATTCCATTCTCGTACTTCTGAATTTGTTGAAAGGTTACTCCTAACCAACTAGCAACTCTTTCTTGTGTATAGTATTTTCCAATAACACCAGCTCCTCTAGTTAGTTCTTTTCTTAATCTAATTTTTTTCATTGTTAAACCTAGAACATCATAAAATATACTAATGTTTTCTTGTTGATTGAGACCTAATTGATCTAATCTTTGTTGTATTACTTCTTCACACCTTTCAGGTGTTTTTATCTTAGTTGGTATAGTTACTATCATAACTTTATCCTCTCTTTTGTTTGTTGTTAATTAAGTACAGAATGTCCTCTTCCATCAAGGCAGTTCCTTACTAATGCTTCATACTTCGTATCCATTGTTGAACTAAATGACCAATAAAAAATATTACTAACAAAATTAGTATTATCTTTACCTATAGTTTTACAATGTTGAAGATCATTTGTGAGTTCTACTGCTCTTGATTTATCAAAAGTTCCACTTCGCCCACTTGTATCTACTAATGGCTGATAAGCACAGTTAGTTAGAAATATTAAAAGTATTAAGTATATTTTTTTCATATTTGCGTCTCTCTTGTTTGTACTCTTTTGAGTTTGTTGCTTTTGAATGTGGCATTATAGAATAAACATCTTCAAAAAATGGATTGTTGTCTCCAAATGTCCACCCTCTCTTTTTAGAAAGTTTCGTCATAGCTTTTATTCTTCTTTCTTGAAACTTTTCTATTTTCTTTTTTTTAATCTCAAATGTTCTTCCTTTGTTTTCACTTATAACATCTGAGATTCCCCATCTAGTTTGTTCTACCATAATATAACTCCTACAATAAAACCTACTACAAAGCATATCCATTCTCTACGATAGTAAAGTTCTAATGCTTTCCAATCTTTAGGTGTCTTTCCAAATAGTTGCATATTAATATTCCTCCGCTTTCATTATTGTCATTACTCGTCTTGTTTTTGTTTGGTCAGCTGGATCTTCAGATAACCCACTATGTCTTTTGTCATAGTAATCTATCTTAAAAAAATAATCAGTTCCATCAACCGATACTTTCCCAAAGTCATGTTCTTTGTATGGGTCATTATCTTCATTGAATTTATCAAAGTTTCTAACTTCTTCAATAATTTCTTTATATTTACCTGAAGAAAAGACTCCTGAAGTACAAATAACCTGACCTCCTTTACCCTCTTTTCTTAACCAATCGTTTAGTTTAACTATTTTTTCTTTTCTTATTACTACTTCTACATCGTCTAGTACTTGTCCTAAGTTCATATATTCTCCTTAATGTAATGTTGCGTTGGTTGGTTTTTTCTTTTTTGGTTTAGCTGTTAGTTCTTTGGAACTACTCATAGCATCTTTCATAAGTTCCATAGCATCTTTCTTTGTAGGTGCTACATCAAACAAACATCTAAATGTCTCAAAAAATATTAAATATAAAATGTTAGATATTCCAATCGTGTCACTATATTTATCTACTAAACATTCTAAATGAGAAGTAAC